TTCTGTCTCGGACGAATCACCAACATAGCGAATAGCCCTGCTGATTCTTCGCCCATTTTTCCGAAAAAATCAGAAAGTATCTGTGCGACTATGCCGAAGTCTACCTTCCCGAAATCATCGTCCATGCCCGTGATGATCTTGCAGAGATCAACGAGTTTCTTTTTGCCTATGAAGTAGCCGATAATATCTGACATATCGGCAGTGATCTTCCTGCCAACCAGGAGACCTTCAGCGCCGCACTCTTCGAATAATATCCAGACCTCAGCGAGTGTATCGAGGTCTATTTTGATTGAATAATTTTTCAATGTATTAGTCCTTCCCTGTTTCTTTTTCTTTGTGTCGAAGCCCGAAATAGAAAGCAACGACCGTGCCTATAAGAGCGTAATCCCATGCCGTCAGTTCAACGACCGGCAGCTTGAAAAGCGGTCCGATCACACGGCAATACAGCACAATAAAAATGAGCAAAAACCCGGTCACCGGTCTGAATATATCTCGCAGGAATCCTGCAAGCGGCGATTTCGAAACCTTCGTTTCTTCGATATACATTTGGCGTGCGGATTCGAGGTCTTGAAAAACTAGTTTTTTCTCCTCCAATGCGAGTTTTAATACGCTCATTTGTAGATCATTCTTGATCTTATTCGCTTCGTTTTTATCAGGAAAGATCAGGTCGACTCCCTTCCCGACGAGTTCGAGTACATCTTGTATAATTGGTAATCCCATTATATTGCTCCTCTCAGCGCTGCGAAAATAATACCGAGCGCCATGCCCCCGATACCCGTCCACAACCACCAGATAGATTTCTTGTTTGTTTTTATGTTTTCCTTATTGGTCTCGGTATCATTGACGACTACATCGAGCTTATCTTCCATATGATCGATCTTATCGTAGATCATTTTGTTTGTGATTCTTACAAAGGTTTTGTTGCCGTTTTCGTCAGACATTAAGGGCGCTCCTAATTGGATAAAAGCCCTCTCAGCAACACACCGAAAGGGCTTGCATATCATTGTTATGGGTTTAAGCTGGGGGTGTCAGTACATCGTGCCAGATGTGATCTCTGAATGCAGCGAGGTCGTTTGCGGCAACTTCTGCTTTCCCACGAATTAAGATCGTGGAAGTTTTTCCGTCTGTATCGAGTTCTTCAATTTCAGGATAGAAATCCAAAACAACAGTGCTCTTGACTGTTTTTTCATCTTCACAAAGCGCATCGATCTTGACTCCGATCAGTGACTCAATATAGTCCTGGTTTGCCATGGTGACATCCAAGAGTTTGATTTCGAACAGTCCGTCATACAGGGTGGTCTTCATTCGTCCACCGTGTACTCTGGCTGATTCTTTCGGTGTGAGTTTTATGAGTGAGGAATTATCTTCGTTCTCTCCAATGGCAACGGGATCGGTCTCTCCATCGAAAGTTGCCTTCAATGTGTCATAATCTGCTTCTGCGACAGGTGCAACATACGCAACCGCTGCACGTAGGTATACGCCAAATCTTTTGACGACGTGCCCGGTAGTTCCAGCTACAGGATATTCAGGCATAGTATCTCCTAATTATTATCTGTTTTATCCGGCGACTTCTTTTTGGAAGAAGGGCGGCTCCCCTTGCGAGAAGCCGCTTTCTCCTGAGAGGGTATGTCAATGTCGTCGGTATGGGGTTTATGTTTGATTGCAGCAACTTCAGCAAGTCCGCACATATCTATAAGATAATGCTTTTCCGGCTGAGTTACGCTTACTATAGATCCACGAGGATGCCCTCGAAAATTAACGTCTATCAGTCTTATTCGTACCATGATCAATACAGTGTCAGATAGACAGTAATGTCGAAATAATCGGTCGTCACATCAGAGACATCATAGAAGATATATAGGTATTGATTCAGCGGATACGTTGCTGTGCCGATCTGTACTTGCTGTACTGTAAGGACATCATCAACGAGCGCCTGGCTAATTGTCTGTAAGTTGGATGCAAGCTGTGTAATTGTTAGCGTACTGTCCTCTATCGCCGATGTGGCTGCATATACACGACCAAGTTTGGTTGTGTCACCGGTATCGTCAGGGCATTGGATATGTGCTTCGATGACTGCGTGCATGATGGCAGGATTGCTCAGGTCGTAGATCGCATAGAGCGTTGTACTTACATTGTCAAGAGAGTCAAGCTCCATAACAGTTGTGATATGTTTGAACATCTCACCGCCAAGCAGTTCATCGTTGTAATCCGTATTTCGGATCGTCGGTACGGTTGCCTCCTGCGCGAAAAGAGATACGCAGAAAAGCAATATGATTGAGAAGATAAGTAATTTTTTCATGTCGCCCCCTTAGTTATCGCGCTTGGATACAGCGTAGGTATTGTCCTGGATAGACGAACCATACACACTATAGATATTAATATAATCGGATGCAGCTCCGGCGTGAGGTTCGGTTTTGACTCCGAATTCCTTCTGTCGCCCGAAGCCGGTTGAAAGCTTAGAATAGAACAGGTTGACTTTCTTATTCTTTGTTCCTGTCAGGATACCGTTCGAGTCCACGAGAGGCATGTCTGCGAAGAGTAGTATGTCGAAGCCGAGCAATCGTCCAATGACGCCATCTTTAAGGGCAGCAGTGTCCGGGATTTTATCTCGGGATATAAATCCGTCAATCGAGTAGAGGTCGGATTCGTGATCAGAATTGATCGCAGCAGTTCGTCCTTTCAGCGGCGCTTTTACCGCGTTGAGTTTTTTGCGGGCATCGAGGAAGTCTGTTTTCGAAAGCTTATTGTCGACAGTATCCGCAAGCTTGAGGCGGTTCGCTGCAAGAAGACCTAATATCATCACATTGATGATACGCAGATCATATGCATCGAGCAGCCCATCCTTTGCGTTGCTTGTATACAGAGAGAGGAGTTCCAGGTTGGATTGAGAGTTTTCAATATCTGACAATATCTGCGGTACACCATATTCCTGATCGAAGTTGATGTCGAATACGGTTTTTGCAGGATTTGTAAAGCTTTCGTCTGTGATAGGCATTTCTACAGCAGATACGCTTGCAAGTTTTGGTCCGTGATACTTATCGGCTTTTGCGCCGTTTGTGAGCGGTGTGTAATCCGTGATAGTATTGACAATTCGCTGTGTTACAGACAGCTCTTTTTTCATCTGTTCAAGGGTTTTTGCACCCCATAGTTCTGGATAGAATGCCATCAGTTGCCTCCATTCTCAATGTACTGATTGTGGAGCTTTTCCACAAGCTCCGGATTTTCTGCCCTGTACTTTGCATACAGCTTGGGATCATCGAGCAACTGCTGGTAGGTAACTCCTGCACCTTCCTCTCCGTCATTGATCTCATCTTTCTTACTGAGATCGACGGCTTTTCCGGTTGCAATGAATTTGTCGAGCTGCTCGTCTGTAAGATCGAGAGCAAAATCCTTTTGGGCAGGATACATCTTGCCGTCCTTGATAGCGTTCTCCACCTTAATTTTACGCTGTTCGTCCTTGAGTTTTTGATTCTCGGTCTCCAGCGTTGCCGCTTTATTCTGAAGTTCCGTCACCTCAGTGATAGCGGCAGGTTCGTCTGCTGCATTATTAAGCAGCTTCAGAAGTTTTTCCATGTCTTTTCCTTCCTCCGCTTTCGTTTGAAAATGCGGAAATGTTTTATTTTCGAATGTAAAATTTTTCGGTATGTTTTTGAAGCCCTTCCATAGTGCCGATTCAGGGTCTACACATGCGGCAGCTTTCAACTCATTCGTGATCTCATCGATGAATCCGTAGTCCTTCGCTTCGTCAGCACCCATCCACTTTTCTCCATCCATCAGGGCATGAATTTCCTCAATCTTTTTTCCTGTTTTCTGTGCGTATATATCAGCAATTTGCGAGTCTTCAAACTCAAGGATTTTAACTGTTTTTTCGTGGTCCTTAGAATCTCCCATCGTTATACCTGAAGTGTTATGGATCATGTATGTTGCGTTGCGTGCCATATAGACAACTTCACCTGCGAGCGCAACGAATGAAGCCGTAGAAGCCGCAAGCCCTTCAATGTATGTATTGATGACTTTTCCTTTTGTGCGTTCCCTCAAGATCGCATTATAGATCGCCATGCCCTCAAAAACGCCTCCACCCTCAGAGTTGATATAGATCGCAATTACTTCAGCAGTAATTTCTTTTAAGTCTTTTATAAAATCGATTGCGGTGACGTCATCATACCTTCCGATTATTCCGTAGATATATATCTCAGCGACATCGCCTGTCTTGTTTCGAATCTCGTACCAAGGTTGCTTTTTCATATGACCGCTTATAATTGTACCTGCGTACGAAACAAATAAAATGGTGAAATTTTCACCCTTTTAATTGCAATTTTGACAGTATTTTGTCATATAGTCCTAAAAATTTTAAGGTGTTATATGGCAGATTTTATAACAACGTTATTGACTGGAGTGGAGACAATACTCGGGGAGAGTGAGATCACTCTCAACCAGATCGAACCATACGAAGGGCAGCTTGAGGATCTCGATAATTTTGTGATCGTCCCTCCCGCACTCTTCACAGAAGTAGAGCTGGGCAGTAATAAAAACGAGAACTATCTCAATATCGACTCCCGCCTACATTTCTATCTTGTCACATCCCATATGAAAGGAACGGCAGCATCCTCCATGTATGCACTCCTGATCAAGATTATAGCAGAGTTCCACAACGTCGATGTAGGCGCAGAACGGCTTTTCTTCGACGGCTTTGAACGGCTTGCGATCATACCCGGTTTCTGTGCATACAGGGCAACATTCCGATTTGAACACCTGGAATAAAAAAGTGAGGTAAAATGAGCATAATGTATACAACGTACGCGACTGTAGCAAAAGACCTTGGTCAAAACTCTACACTGATACTTACCGGACTCCTGCAAGCTGATGTCGAAGCGATCATACTCAGAGAATCAAAGTTTATCGATGACCTGATCCAGCGCATTGAGACCGTGCCTTTTAAAGAGGGTTCGGTCCCTGATGTTATTGCTGAGATCTGCATCATCTTTACGAAGCACAAACTCTGGACTCATAAAGCAGCAAGGGATATTCCCGACTATGTACAGAAGGAATATGACAACGCAATGAAGCTTATTAAATCCATCCAGAAAGGGGAGATTTCTCTCGGTACGATCACAGACTATACGGACGATGAGGAAGATCTTGCCGAAGGTGGGATCACGGAAAAGATGAGATGGATTTCACAACCACGATATTTCGAGCCGGTCAATGTCGATCCCGACACCTAATCGCGATCTGCTCAATCTCGTAGGCGTCACGATACGCGACAGGATCAAGAAGCGCATACGGGATGGTAAGATCAAGCCGGCAAGTAAGAATGCCAGTAAGCGTACCCTGGTTGGAAAAACCAAACAATTGATCAATTCAATTAACTTTCAGTTGAACCAGGACAGGATCAGTATCGGATCGAATCTTGCCTATGCCCATATCCAACATGAAGGCGGGACCATCGTACCTCGTAAGGCAAAGTTCCTCACAATACCCCTTACGGATGCTGCGCGTGTACACTCTGCAAGGGACTTTGAAAATACCTTTATCCGCAACGGGATCATCTTCATGGTAAGGGAAGGCGATACCCCGCTGGCACTATACAAACTTCAAAAATCTGTCACGATCCCACCCCGACCATTCCTTTTTATCGACCGCACAGATCAGGACATAATCAAGGACAGGATCGCCGAGTGGTGGAGAAAACAAAAGTAGGAAATATGCAATATTCACAAGAAATAATCAACGCTATCAAAGAGGTTTATGTTTCATCTCCATACCCCACGATCTCAAAGATCGCAAAACTTAAAAAGATGCAGCCCAAAACCATATATCGCTGGCGTGACGCAGAGAGCTGGGACCGCATCCTCGCAGAAAAAGCCAAGACAATGTACATCGAACAACGGATGTCAACCAAGGACATTATGCGCATAATGCACAGGCAGCAAAAGGTCGTTGATGCATGGAGAAAATCCGGTAAATGGGATATTGACAAGTTTATTGTTGGAGGTATCGGGCTCTCACGTGAGATGGTTAAACAGTTTAATGAAACGGTTGAGGAAGCTCTCAAAGATAATACTTTCACGACACCAGGAGTCGCAGACAAGCTCACAAAACTACTCATGATCATTAAGAAGGTTAGCCCGCAGCGAGTTCAACTATCAAATATTTTTGAGTTCCTTAAGGACCTCACAGACTTCGTCAGTACGCTTGGCGACAAACAATTCTCAAAACTTTTTCAGAAATACCTCATCGAAATGAGTGATTATTTGAGGAATAAATATGCCGGTGAATAAGCTCACGCCCAAACAATACGATCAGAAGATACTCGAACTGATCCAGATGATCCGGGACAATACCGCCCCGTTCCCAAATGATACAAAAGAATCTAAAAAATTCCGGATGCAAGAAGCTCTTGTTGACCTGTTCTGTTTTGCGAAAACCTACTTCCCACATTACATCACAAAGCCGTTCGGTGAGTTTCATAAAGAGATGGATGCTGCAACGAATAAGCAGCAGATCATCGTTGCGATTGCAGGTCCCAGAAAGCACGGTAAGTCTGTGCTGCTTGCGATCATCAAACCGATCTGGAAGGTGCTCCGAGAAGATGTTCATTTTCCTATTTTTGTATCGGAATCCCGCGATCAGTCAGAGGAAAGAACCCTTGCGATCAAGCTGGAGTTTTTGTACAACAAACGGCTGATCAAGGATTTCGGTGAGCAGGTTCGTTTCGGGCAGGGAGAGGATTTCGATTTCGTCACAAAGATCGGTGCTCGCTTCCTTGCGCTTGGCTATAAAATGCCGATCAGATCAAAACTGCATGGAGCATATAGACCGGACTGGATCGTGATAGATGACTTTGAATCTCATATGGCACAGAATCCACGGATCGCCAGGCAGAAGCTCGAATATGTGAGACAGGAAGCTTACGGAGCGCTCGGCGACAAGGAAGGTATTGTGGTATGGATCGGCAACCGAACTCATAAAGATAGCGCATTATCATATTTTGCTGCGCTGGTAGAAGAAGAGCATGTCGCAGAACTTGTTTATCTCGAATACAAGGCGATACTGGACGATGGAACGCCGCTGTGGTCAGAAGGGTTCACTCTGAATGATCTATATCAAATGAAACGTGCGATGGGACGTGTGGGCTTTGAACGTCATATGATGATGAACCCAATTGTCGAAGGTATCATATTCAAGTCCGGCTGGTTCAAATATTATTACCCTTCGAGTCAAAAGAAATTCGATAGAATTGTAACGTACTGCGATCCCGCTATCGGGACTTCACACTCCTCAGACTACCGGGCAATTATCACGCTCGCTTTCAAGGATAAAAGATATTACCTGCTCGACTGCTACCTCCGTAAGTCCTCGCTCTCATCCATGCTGCATAAACTCTATGAACTCGACAATCAATATGAAACCCGCATATATATGGAATCGAATTTCTGGCAAAGACTCCTCTGGGATTACGTGCAGGATATGTCCGAAGAGTATGGCTACCTGCTGCCTGTGAGTGGAGTGGAAAACACAATCAAAAAGTCTGAACGTATCGAAGCGATCACTCCATTGTATGAATGGGGCTGGATACTGCACTATGATCCGAAAGATGAGGACCTGATCTATCTCGAAGAGCAGCTTACCAACTACCCTGACCATCCGCATGATGATGGACCCGATGCGCTTGCAGGTGCGATCTCTGTGATGAAACGATTTTCCGGACCAATGGAAGCCCGGTTCGTCCCGAAGAAATCCAATGATTTTAAAATCTTATTTTAAGGAGATACATGAACATATTTAATCTTAAGAAAAAAGAAAAGAAACAACCGGTCAATGACACGGTGGTTAAGATACCTGAGAAGGATACCTTCTTCCGGGAAATGAGCATCACGCCGAGTACAATTCGCGGTGCAATAACAGAGCTGGACTCCTACGGAAAACTCCAATCTATCAACTCATTATACAACCGGCTCATGACAGAGGATACAAATCTCGATGCCGATATAGATACCCGAACAGAGGCGCTCAAAGCGCTCGCACCGGTGATCACTACGGAACTTTCTGATGCACAGTCGGAATATTTTGAAGATGTAAAAGACTCTCTCTATCCAGATCTGGTTGAAGCATTGATCGAAGCAAAACTCAAGATGTTCGTGTTCAGGCAAGTAGAGTATGAGCTGATCGATTCCCTATGGTTCCCGAAGCAGCTCCTCGATTATAAGCAGTTAGATCTCCGTATCGTGGACAGACATCTACAGGTTTTTGCCGATGACAAGAAGATGGGCTTTGATGAACTGAAGGTCATTAAGATCCTACGCAAGAAAGCAATCCTCAGATCACTCCTCAAGTTCTACACATTCAAGGCATTTGCGCTCACCAACTGGGCGGATTTCACAGAGATATTCGGCAAGCCGATGCGTAAGGGAACCTACAAGTCCGGCGCTACCAAAGCAGAGAAAGATCAGCTCTGGAACATGCTGAAAAATGCAGGCACTTCCCTTGCAATGATGGTGTCCGAGAACGTCACGGTCGAGTTCGTGGACTTCGTCAATAAGACCGCTTCCGGCAACCTGTATAAGTCTTTATGTGATTTCTGCGAGACCAAATCGACTAAAAGGATTCTTGGACAAACCGCTGTCACTGAGCAGGAAAAATACGGATCAGAAGCAAAGGCGAAAATTGCCAACCTGGTACGCGGCGACATTCTTGCAGGTGACGCCCGTGACCTCGAAGTATTTATATCGAACTTCTTTACCCGTCTCAATCATATCAATTTTAATGACGATAAAATAAAGGTGCAGATCGAGACCAATTTTATGGATCATAAATCAGAATTGGACATGGACATCAAGCTCGTACAGCAGATAGGACTCCCGCTCGATCTCGATTATTTTTATGATAAATATAACAGACCTCGCCCAGAAGGAGAGATAGTTCAACCGCCCTCAAGAGGAGGCATAGATCCCGCAAATTTTAATCGTTCTGTCATGCTGAGCCAGTCGAAGTATGGCACACTTCGAGTATCTCAGGGTGACAGATTTTTCGGAATTGACAGAGGTTTGTCCAATGTCGCTGCCGTAGAAATAGAGAAACAACTCGGGCTCGTATCGAGCGCAACACAGGGCTATAAAGACTATCTTAAAAAGCTCAAATCCTTCGATGACTACAACGAACTTTCATACCCTCTGAATATACATCTCGCTTTCGGGGAAGGACTCGCTGCCCTCATACATACCTCCTATATGCTGGGAAGAAATTCTACAACTAATTTAAACCGGCACATCCATCCCCGGAACGAGGTTTTTGAAATAGACTGGACATCGCCAAATCTCGAAGCTGTCCATGCGTTCAGGGCTGAGGCGTTCCTTGTCGCCGGCGTTCATGCAGAGGACACACTCTCTATGCTCAAGGACGAAGCTGCGAACGCTCTGCTGCAAGGTAAAACCTTTGCAGACTGGAAGAAAGATGTGCAGGTCAAGGGCTTTGAACCGGACAATCCATACTATGTACGGACCAACTTCTCGACCGCAACCAACAACGCATATCTCGCTTCAAAGTGGAACCAGGCACAGGATCAAAAAGACATCTTTCCCTACCTGAGATATATCTGCATGTTCCTTGAGAACTCGCGCATATCTCATAAAGAACTGCACGGAACGGTCCTTCCTATCGATGATCCATTCTGGCTCACTTACTATCCGCCAAATGATTGGAATTGTGCGTGTGATGTAGAACAGCTTACAGAAGAAGAAGCACTGTCCGATCCTATGTATGGCAGAGAACCTGCTCAGATCGATCTCCCAACTGAATGGGCAAAGAATACAGGCGCAGACAATAACATCTGGAGCTCATGGCTGGCTGATAAGAATGTGCTCTCCAAAACATACGCTGCACTTGGTTTGAATGAGTGGAGCAAAGCCGGGAAAGCAACACTCCCTGAGAAACTCGCAACTGTTGATATGACCAAACTGGAACTCACGGATCTGTATAATAATTATGTGCAGGATCGGGTGATCTCTGATGCGTCCGGGCTTCCGCTTAAACTCGCAAAGAAGGATAGCTTTGCAATGTCACAGAATGAAATGCAGGATCTTTTCCAACACCT